TACGCTCTTCCCAATACACCTTGACGATACCGCAGCGAGCTACGAGGCCGTCATGAATCAGTTGCGAGAAGATGTTGTAGGAGTCGTTCTGACGGTGGACCACGTAGTCAGCATAGGCCGTGGCGATCTTCATCGGCTCGACATCTGCATCGGTCTGCGGGTCGAACGAGACGATCCTATTACCTGCACTGAAGGTTTCCAAGAGGACGGCCTTCAGCGATTCAACCGAGTCAAACACGTCCATCGAGACGTACTTGCTGTTGCCCTTGTGCAGGGGCGCAGGCTTCTCGCCTTGGTAATACTCAAGCACACTCTGTCGTTCCGAGGAGAGCTTGGAGTCGTAGTACACCGACGCAGCACGAAGCTGGCGTTGCACGAGCGACTTCAGTTCATCCTTCTCGACAGGCTTGTTCTTAGAAGCCTTAGCCATTAGATCATTTCACAGTAATAGTCATCAGTCACCTGTACAGGTTCGTAGTGACCTTCGTGGATAAAGTTAGCAATCGCGAGCGACATAACGCAGTCGTCGTGACAGCCGGATTCAGCTTCGAGCTTGCCCTCATCGGTGACGACATAGGACTGGCACTCACGGAGAGTCGTCTTATCGTTCACCTCGATCTCTCCCTCGCGGTAAGCTGCGCGGAGCATGTCGATAATCAGGGGCTTGGTCTTCACGGTCGTTCGGAATCCAAAGACAACTGTTTCGTCTTCGGTCTGTTTGTCGACGTGAGTCTCGAAGTAGAGGTCGGGGTACGCTAGGTCCTTGCCGAGCCTCGTGGCAGTTAAGATGCCGTGGTTGTTGTTTTCGACACCGATCTTCGCTGTGTTGAAGAGGTATCCGAGAGACGCCAGAACGGTCGCAAAGTAGTCCGGTTGAATCTGGGACCTGTACGTGCCGACTTGTCGCTTCTTTGAATCGAGAATCTGAGCTACGGACCAGTCACCGCCCTTGTAACCCATGGCAACGTCAGCGCCGATGTAATACCGGCCACCGGGGTCAATCTCGCGGTACATCACGAGGTCACCACGGATGTGCTCTTCCCAATCGTCGGTGATCAGGTTGAGACGACGGAGAACGTCAGGAGCCACTTCGAGGCGCTCTTGCAGTTGCTCAAGGTTGAATACGGGGCGTCCAGAGGTCAGGAAGGCTTCATCGGCGTGGCAGGGGTATTCCTGCTTGAACATCTCGGGGCCGTTATCTGCGATCTTGTGACGACGGAACATAAGCTGCTCGTCATCGAGACCATACTTCTCGACCAGCGTGTCTTCTACAGGAGTCCGTTCGAATCCTTCGGGCACCGGTTTGCGGTACTCGGTCTGAACGAACCAAGGGATGAAACACGGGATGTATTCGGACTCGCCACTTACGGCCTTGGTCCAAATCTCGTGGAAAGGGTTTCCGATACCGTTGGCGGTCGATTCGATGAACACGAACGTGCCGTTGGCATTCGGTACGGACTGCATGAGACCGTTGATGTTCTCGCGCACCGTTGCGGCCGGATAGAAGGCAGCTTCGGACATATGAACCAACTGGAGGGTTTCACCCCGTCCAACACCATCACCACCCGCCGTAGCAACCATGTAGGAGCTATCGAGGATGTCAAAGGTGAGTTCCTTACGCGATGAGTACTTCGTAGAGGGCTTGAGGATCGCAGGGACGTTGTCGTGGTAACGCTTCGTCATGTTGAACAGAGCGGTCGTGGACTCGCCCTTGTGCGTCATCACGAGTGCCTTCTGAGCTTTATGCTGAGAAGTCCACCAGTACAAAATCCCTTCGATGATGGTCGAGAGGCCCTGCTGTCGTCCCTTTAAGACGATCACGCGGACCCGACCGGTTGTGTGAAGCTGATCGATGACCTGCTTCATGAAAATCTGTTGGGCTTGATTGAGGATGAGAGGTTTAATCTCACCCTCTTTCGTTCGGATTTTCAGGGCGTGCCGAGCGTAATACTCAAAATCCTCATACAGCCGCTTGCGCACAGCCATGACATCCGACATACGTTATTCCTTCGTGAGGGCCTCCAAGAAGTCCTCGGGGCGGGTTACGTTGAGATTGGTGTTGCTTGCGGGCTTGGCCTTCGACCATTCGAGGACTGTGCGGATAGCCGCCAGCTTGTCTCGGGGGGAAAGGTCAGTCCTACGCATTTCGCCGATGGCGGCATCAGTCGCTTCTTTAGCGATGCCATCCTCGGGCAGTTCGATGCCTTGCGTTGCCATATAAGCTCTCACTTGATCGATACCGGCATAGGCTTTCTCGATCATCTTTTTTCGTTGGTAAGCCGTGAAACCATCAGTGGCACCTTGGGGACGCCCACGCCGAGAGAGAGCAGCCTTCGCTCTCCATTCAGCAAGTTGGGCACGTCCTTCAGGCGTCTTTGCGAGTTCCACGAACGGCGACTTTCCCCTTGGCTTCTGCTTTACTCGGGCTGTCGGTCGTGACATGCTTGACCTCCTTCGTAGGTTCAGTTGCACGTTCCGTCACCACACGCAGGGTTGCCGTGAGCGTGGCTTCGGATTGGGGGTACATGGATACCGTAGGGATGACACGGAGCAATTCGCGTTGAATGCCCCGCTTCTCTTCGGCGGTTAGGATTGCGGACGACTCAACACCATTGCTGGCGTCAAGAAGTCCGAGGACGTCGGTTGCTTTCATTTAAGTCCGTGTTTCGTCATGGGTTGAACGTGGTTCTTCAGGAACTCTTGCTCTTCCGGAGAAGCTGCCTTCATTCGAGCAGCGAGGATTGCCTTGCGGGCCTCACGACCACGCGTTTGAGCGATCTCTTGCACGAGTGACTTCAGGGAATCATTCGGAGCAGCTTTGAGAGCAGAATCGACAGCGTTACCAGCCTGACGAACGTTCTCCTGATACGCGATGGGGTTGTAGACCTTGCTACCAGCCGACAGAGCACCTTCAGCCATCGGGGCCACCGGAGCAGCGCCATGGGCACCCTTCAGAGCATCCTGAATGTGGTAGTACGCCTTCTCAGGGATTGCCTTGGAACCTGTGGTCGTCAGTTGCCCGATGTGTTGCGCCAGTTCAGGATGTGATGCCGCGAGGGACTGAAGGGTCGACTTCAACTCTTCAACACTCTTCGCACCGGTATGTGAACGCAGCGTTTCCAGCACAGGCTTCTGCATGTTGGCACCCGACCAATCACCAGAGGCGATCTTCGAGCCAGCCAGAGCATGGGCTTCATTCTCTGCACGAGCTTCAGCAGCGACACGAGCAGCCTTCGAGTTGGCCGAGCGTTCCGCAACGTACTGTTCCACCCGGGCAGTACGATCAGCATTGCGGGCGACGTCTTCGGCAGCAGCGGTCCCTTGAGCACCCATACGATTCTCTGTACGAGCCGCAGCTTGCGCTTGACGGGTCTCCACGGAGTTCGTGAGGTTCTGTTCGGATGCAGCAGCACGAGCAGCTTGAGCAGCCTTCGCCTTCGCAGCCATCTCTTCAGTTGCCGAGCGGGTTGCATTGCGGGTATCAGCCGCATTGGCCTGACGAGCAGCTACAGAGTTGTCGAGGTTCTTGGCAGACGCAGCAGCACGAGCTTCTTGAGCCTGTTGGGCCTTCGATGCGAGGGTTTCCGCTTCAGCTTGAGCAGCCGATTGTTCGCCACGCGTCGCAGCCGAGTTGGCCTGACGAGTCTTGATGGAGTTCGCAAGGTTCGATGCAGTTGCGGATTGACGTGCCTTCTGAGCAGCAGCCTGAGTCTTGTTCGTCACGTCTGCCTTGATAGCGTTCGTGAGCGTGTCGAGACCCTTGGTTGCCGAGGACGGGCCGAACTTGTCGAGCACAGCTTGAGCCGTGTCGATTTCCTTCTTACCTGTCAGGCTTCGGATACCACGCTGCATCATCGTGCCGTTACCGAGCACACGATCCTTCAGGGTGTTGCCGAGGCGGTTGCCAAGGTAAGCACCTAGACCGATCCCCACAGGGCCACCGCCAGTCAGACCACCGATAGATGCCCCGAGAGCGGCACCACCAGCTTGAACGCCAGCGCCCAATGCTTCACGACCACGAGAGTTCGTTGCCGCAGCACTCGTGAGGGCTTCCATGCGTTGATGCTGACGGATGTTGTCCGCCACAGACTTACTCAGGGGTCCGTTGGATTCCAGATCGACCAGTGACTTATCGTCGACGAAGCCGTTCTTGTACCGAGCCATTGCAGCCTTCGCCGCTTGACCATCCGGGGTATCCGGTAGCTTGTCGACTTGAGCCTGAATTGCGTCCTTGCGGGACTGAGTGAGTTGTCGCACTTCCTTCTTCGCGATCTCACCATCAGCCTCGTTCGTTACACGGTCCCGCACACCCTTAAGGGCAATCTGGTTCTCGGCTTGCTGAACTGCAGCCTCTGAATCGTTACCGTGCTTCTTCAGGAACGCTTGGACGTTCTGAGCGGTCTTCGTGGCACCCGATGTGAGCGCACGGACCACCGGAGCGGCGACGCCTGAGACCGCAGCACCGAGGGCAGCACCCTTGGCACCACCTTCCAGTTCATCACCTTCGTCAGCCGTCAGGGCACCTTGGGCACCCCCGAGGACCGCGCCGGTTCCTACAGTCTTCGCGTATCGAGCAACCTTCGTCGAGGCGTTGATGGCCCGCAAAGGAGCCGTGGCGGCACCAATGGGGACCACAGAGCCAGCGATAGTGCCGATTCCGGTTGCCAGAGGGTTCTGGTCAGCCGTCTTCTTCTGCTCTGCCTTGTAGTTGTCCGAGAAATTGCCCTTGCCGAGAATCTTTTCGTCCGCTTTCGCAGCAAGTCGATCCGCAGCACCGAGGGTCACCGTATTTGCCACGGAGCGAACCGTGTCGTCGATGAATTTGCCCGGTTGAGCGATGGCTTTCTTCGTGTTGTCAAGGAGAAATGCGTCTGCATTGTCGCCCCAACGCTTGATCTTGTCCCCCCAGCCCTCTTCAGGGGCAACAGCAGGTTCTGCAGGAGCCTTGAGGCCCGCATTAGGTACTTGCGGAGCTTCCTTAGGCGCTGCAGGAGCCGCTGGCGCAGCTTTCTGGGGGGTTGGTACTGCCGGGGCCTCTGGAGCCGCTTGTGGGGCAGCTACGGAACCTCCGGCACCCTGTTGATGCATCTTGGCGATGTACTTCAGCGTCTCGTCGGGGAGATCGGACAGCTTCGCCCCGTTCTTGAGCCACGTATCGGCCTTGCCGGGACCCCAGTTGTACGCCACAGCAGCGTGAATCGGGTCCTTGTAGCGGAGATTCATGGCCGCGTAGTAATCACGACCAGCACGAGCGGTATCCTCAGGAGTCCCGTCGGAGGGCCGAACACCGAATCCG